AAAGTCTATAATGGTGATGGTGGTGTCTAACACCCATGTATTAAATTGTTTCATACCCAAGCATAATATGTGGACAAATAAATTGCGATACCAACTGTTCCAAACAAAATACATGATGATCTGATTGGTAAGTCTTTCATAGTACCTCTTTATCTTTGTAAGTATTTATACTTATAAGATTTCTTTTCTAATCCAGTCTATAGGTAGATCAGGTTTTCCGAACATATCAAGTTGTAGACCATTAGCATCTACGAAGAGATCGTCTTCCGCTTCCTTTCGACAATGCTGCCAGTAATATGTGTTATCTTCTCTTCGATATAGGTACGAAGTGTCGTGTGAAGTGATGGGGAACATTGCAATACATGTTTGCTTGTGTTGCCAACAGGGGTCAAGTGCTCTCTTTTCATATTCAGTCACGTTGTCTCCAATCATCAGACCTGGTATTTCTAAACCAATCTGCTATATCATCTGCACCATTAAATCCTTTCTTACTTGACTTAGGATCTCCTATATCCAAATACTTTAAACAGGATCCATCTTCATCTGTTGCCATCCTCCTTGCTATGCTTATCATTCCTCTAGCTGATGTATTTGCCCTTGCCAATTTCTCTGCCCATATCATATCTTCTATCCCTACTTCTGTTCCTGCTGCAATAGATTTGCAGATGCCTTCAAGACGAAGACGATATTTTGTAGATAACATTTACTAATAGTATTGATAAGCTTGTACTATCTATTAGTATAGCAGATACCTTTTTATTGTGCGTTCTGATTTCAATAAAAATTTACTGATTCTCGTAAGGATTGATACTTTCTTTGGTTCGTGATAAGGTAAAATTTCCTTGAATCTATGTGTCATTGCCAATACTCATCTAATACATCAAATACTTTATTAAGATATTCATTCGCTCCATTACATTCCCACTCGCCCTTCTCTCCTATCTCGCACTTATAATGTAGTTCTCTTTTAAGTTGCATGAGTCTATTCGTCATTGCAACCTTATCTAATCTTCCGTTCATTATTCTTCTTTGATACAATACTCTGCAGCATGCGGGTTATCGAAACCTTTCAGATCTTCCCTTGCTTGTTTTATAGCGTTATATGCATCCTCTGCGTACTCACATATTTCATAATGATGATTCTGGTTATCATGATAACCTACTGTGTAATGTGACATTTTAGCACCACAATTCTACTATACTAGCTATAATAGCATAGCATTTCAGTGTGTAGTTGTGTATCAATTATTGCTTTTTGCTGATATTAGTAGGTTGCTTACAACAATTCTCATCATGATCTTTTTGTAGATCAGCTATAGCGTTCTTAATTGTAGTGATACGCTTTTTTGTTTGTTTTTGGGAGTTTTCCACTTCTGATTTTTGTTCCTGATGTCTCGCCTTCGCCCTTCGGATTTTTACCTGGATTGGATTTCCCTAGATTTGCAGATGGTTTTGGTTTTTTACTTTGTGTATCGTGTAGTCTTGCAGGTTTGTCTTTGTCTTTTGTAATGACTGACTCTTGACCATGCTTGCGTCCTAAACGACGCATTACTTTTCCGAATCTACGTTTTGACATTCCTTTGCCAGGACTTGTTTGGTATGTAACCTCACGACCTGTACCTTCTTTGCCATCATCGGATTTGTATTTATACTCTCCTACACCTTTTTTGTAACCAATGCCTTTTTTCTTTAAATCTTTTTCGAGACCTTTGCGTTTTTCTCGATTTGCTTTCTCATCAGATCCCCTATCAGCACTTATATTACCAGTCTGTTTTGTCTTAGACTTGGTTAACATACGTGTTGTAGGATTGCCTTCTACTAATTTGATGAAATCCTGATAATACATAACTTTTAAGTTTTCTTTTTGTGCCAACTTATTTGCAGTTGCATACATGACACTCTTAGCGTCATCCCCATATAGGCGATTGAAACTCTTCTTCTTGCGTTTCATCGCCATTACAATTTTCTCTGCCTTTTGATTTACGGCTGGCATTATCCACCAACTACTTGTATTTCTTCAAGTGCTATTGCATT